GTAGCACTGAATGCAGTGCAAATCGCGTGTCATCATCCTGTGGTGTCCAATTCGGATCATTGAGCTCATATATCTTGTTATACACTCTAGGCAGACGTTGCATCATCACCAAAGGGATACTAGCATCCCATGCAGCAAAATCACCATCAAATCCATGGTCAGAGACGAAGGAGTGATAATAGTAAAGGTCGTTCCACTCCGTCGATCGCGCATCAATTCCAATTTTGATTGGTATATCCTTGTGGATAGTGGTGAGTGACGCTGCCGCAGTGTGGAAATACATTCGCTGAGCGATGGTATAGTCAACTGGACTTGCAGCAAATGTGCGCGATGCTGAATGTGTGCCATCATTGTTGATGTCATAAATTTTCTTCAGCTTGAGTGTCTCATCCTTGAGACAGCCAGCAAACACAACTCCGGTGCGTTTTCCTGCTTTGGCTGCGCAAATTAGTGATCCAACTGCATTGGCCAACCTTTGACCATAATGATTGTCTGAAAAGGCTTGAAGCCCATCCTTTAGTTGGAAAAAGTCAGCTTTCTTGATTGATTGACCCCAATGCTTGAAGGGGTATCCAGGTGATGTTGATCGGAATATAGGATTTGATCCTTTTATCCATGACACACCATTGATTGCTTCTTTTGATGTCAAAACTCGATTCATGAGGTGATTCTTTTGTACTTCCTCAGCGAGATAGAGAGCGATTTCATCAACGACGTAATCAAGCAAACCCAAATCCATCTTAGGTTGTGGATGGGACCACTTGTCCATTCCTTCCTCATACACATTGGTGTCAACAGTCTTACGAGTATCACGAGGGTCAAGAACACATGGTTCATATAGACGTTCATATTTGTCTTTCCACTCAAAAGGACTCCGATAAAATTGTGTCGAGGTTGGATGGTGTTGATGTAAAATTTCACCGTTTTCCTCACATTGGCCCACTACTTCAAGTAACTTGTGCATGGATGGCTCTTCAAAGACACGCACTGCCTGGTGCTGTAGGAATGTTATTTCAGGAACACTCTCTGGTTTTAGATCATCTTGATAATCTTCGACAAAGAGGAGGTTTGCGAAACCTGTTGTCGAGTTGGCTGCCCCGTGAAAGCCAATGAATTTTCGTGACTTTGAGGGATTCATGGCACGAGCGCAG